TCAGCTGCCGTGAATGTACCGGTTGAATAATCTGCACCGGCGCTCGAAAGCGAGACGCCGGTCGTTGTCGTGGTTATTTTGCGTCGGGCTGATGAAAGCTCGGCTCCCATAACTGGCGACTGCATCGCGGCCACCTTATAACCTGGCGGTACCGAATACGACCACGCCCCAGATACCTGGTCTTTTGAGAGATAGACAGAACCCAATATCAGGATCTTTACTAAACCAGTATTATTCGGCGTTCCCGAGGCGCTCCATGTTTGAATACCATAGCTAGCCAATTAGAATACCCCTGTCAGCTCACCAATTTGGACTCGCAGTACGCCGCTGGCGTCAGCGACACTGATCGTCGTGTTAGTGGTTTTCATCTTTCCGCCGGAACCAGAACCGTAGTTCACGAAAGTACCACCCTTATCCAAACGCCAGCCGGATACACCCGCTACGTAGTTGTTAGACTGAATGAAGTTGCCGATCTTCGCATTCGTAATCGTCCCGTCCTGGATAAACGCATCGCTGATAAACACCTGACCGTTCATTACGGCAAAGGGTGAATACTGTGTGTCGCCCGATCCTGACATAAGCACAAACTGGTTCGCGTTAAAGCCAACGCGTGTCACCACCGGCTGACCAGCCTGTGCCAGCACAGCAATAGACATCCCAGCGTTGTACATCACGCCACCGATCCGCACGCCCGTTTTCAGGGTGTAAATGGCCGAGGCACCGCTGGCATCAACAACAGCTGTCAGTTTGTCTTCAAGCGCCGCGGTCACATCCCCGATTTGCGCCTGCACCTGAGTCGTCAAATCTGCCATTGCCTGATCAACATCGGCGATGGTGGTTTTAACAGTCAGAATATCAGCCCGAACCTCACCGTTCTGAGCGAACTGGTGATCAATGGTTGAGTTGAGGTTTAAAGCGTTCTGCAAGATGGCATCAATGTTGGTTTCAATATCACCAGTCAGCCGGTCACCATCGGCAGAACTCAGGAAGTCATCAGCAATATCGCCCAGATAATCATCTGCATTGTCGTTCACCATCCCCCGGATCCAGTCGGTATAGCCCGACTCATTTCCGGTTTTATCCACCAGCTGAGCGCGGTACCAGAATACCTGACCTGCCCTTAACCCCAGTTGCGTATAAATTGCCTGCGGATAGGGAACGTCGGACAGCAACAGCGGATTAGATTGATCAGAGTTCGGCGTGTACTGAATCTCTGTTTTTAGGGTGTCTGAAGTGTTTTCCGGGAAGCCCCAGTTCAGTTGAATACCCCAGTTGATGCCAGTGGCCATAAAGCCAACTGGCTTGGGCGGATTCCCCTCTTTCCCAGTCAGAGTTACTTCGACTGAATATCCCCAGCCACTAGATATCTCCGCTGCGTTAATGGCACGCACACGCACCAGGTAACGTCCAGCATAGATGCCAGGCACCTCAAACGACGTGGTAGAGCTGCGCTGAACGTTTACCCAGTTCCCGTCGTTGCGGCGCCACTGTGCCTCATAAGCGATGGCGTTCGCCGTCGTGTCCCAAGTGGCCCGCATGGTTTGAACGCTGATCCCCTGGTTGACCACGGAATATGAACCGATCTGAATGTTGGCCGGTGCCGACTGATGACCAGGAGGGATAACACTGATCGGGCGTTCGTCGATAATGGCGCCGGTATCGATGCGCGCATATTTATCCGGGTCGTGATACGCCGCAGAAATGGTGAAAGTGTTGTCATTGTTGTCAGCCACGCTGAGCACGCGGTATTGCTGCGCATGCAGCTCGTCTGACTCAACAACCCAGATGCTTTCGGACTCAGGTGTTTCGCTGTAAGTCGTGGTGACAGTGACAACCTTACCCGACACCGACTGAATTGTGCGTGACTGAGCTGCTCCTGATGGAAGGTTTAAAATCAGCCGGCCACCAGCAACAGCATCCGGCACACGGTCCAAAGTAATAGCGCGACCATTCACCGAACTTATGCGGCCACCTGTCACTTTTCCTGACAGCATTTCGTCTGCAACCGCAATAATGTAACCCGGCTGTGGGATCATGCCATCCAGACCAACACCAAAAGTTATTACCCGATCTTTGTTATTGGTCAAAATGCCCCAACGCCCTTTTCTGTTCGCCTCTGACTGACGGGTACAGCCAATAGCCGTCAGTTCAAGTTGGTTGAACCCGTAGCGCGTAACCAGATCCTGCTCGAAAACTGGCTCCATAGCATCAGCATAGGCATTGTCCGGATCAGACCATGACACAAGGGCCGTTGTGTAACGGGTCTTGGTCGTGCTGCTCGAGTAACTGAACTGGCCATCGATGACGTTCGCGCGGGTATAGCTGTAATCGATATCACGCGGCATGTCAGCCAAGGCAACTATCTGATTCCCGCCCCAGTACGTCATGCCGCGGAAAATCGCCGCAAAGTCTCTCAAAACCGTATATGCGTCGTTTCGACTTTGTACGTAAACGTTGCAGATATAACGCGGCTCTGTGCCGTTACCGCCTTTTCCATCTGGAACCATCTGATCGCAATATTGTGCGACCTGGTAAAGTTCCCATTTGTCGATGTTCGCCGCGGTGAGACGGTTACCCAACCCAAAGCGGTCAGTGACCACAAGGTCATAGAAAACCCACGCTGGGTTATCTGACCATGCCCATTTGAAAGCACCGGTCCATGTACCGCTGTACGTGCGTGTCACGGGGTCGTAAGTATCAGGCACGCGAATGACGCGTCCCTGCGGTTCACAGGAAATCTGCGGAATGGAGCCATTGAACTGACTGGAATCAAATTCGATATACAGCAGCGCGGTGTTCGGATACCTCAGTTTTGCATCAATGACTTCCGTGTAACTCTGGATCGTCATTGCATCGCCGATCTTGGCACTGTTCGCATCTGCAGTAATCTTGCGCAGACGAATTGTCCAGGTGGTGCCAGCCGGTGGAAGGTCAATGCGATGGCTGCGCTCGTATCCTGACGTGGTTTTGCCAGTAACCGCTGTGTTGATTACCGTCTGAAATGCTCCGCCGTCGGTTTGCAATTCGATGGTGTAATTGATCGAATACCCAACCAGATCCCCATCGTCTTCTTGCTTGAAGAGTGACGGCCATTTCAGGCGTAAACGTATAGCTGAAAGCTGGGTATTGGTGAAGGTGTGTGTCCAGGCAACCGTGCTTTTTACCTCAGTGCCGACGCTTATTTCGTTCTCAGTGCCCGGCAATCCCTGAATGTAGGATTGCGCCTGTGTCCCGGCGCGAAACTCCCATGCGACCCCGCTAAAATTACTCGAGCCGTCACTGTTAAGCAGCGGCGTTCCATCCAGAAAAATGGATTGGCCTGTGAGGCCACCCCCGAATTCCCCTTCCCCCAAAGCAATAAGCAGTTTTGCTTTAGCGATAGACTGAAGGTCATCTGGCTGTTCTACAGGCGTGCGGGATGAGGAACTGCCGCCCTTGCTGCCATTTATTTTGGTTGCGGTTGCCATATTTCGCCCATAAAAAAAGGCCGCCGAAGCGACCTTAGAAGTAAGGATGAGGTGGTGAGGTTATTGCTGGTCTTCTACATAAATACCGGCGGAAATAATCGCGCCGCCGATCCGGCGTTTTCCGTAAAGAAGCGGAACAGGGTATCCCTGAGCTGCCGTATTTGTAACGCTGCCGAAGGCATAGGAAGCCTGGTTGTCTGCATCCTGCTTACTGGCGAGACCGGCGGTCTGCGGGGATAGCATTTGAATGACGCCGCCAGCCATTAGAGCCACACCAGGAGCGATAAGCACACCACCACCATATGCAGATGTTAATGTTCCAACAACGACCAGTACCGCACCGAGTATTGTTTGTAGTAGCCCAGCTCGTTTACTGCCGATAATTACAGGTGTAATACGAATTACATCACCTGTTACCGGATAACCTAAATCATCCTCACCAATGTTTTTCTTTCCTTTGAAAACAGCATAAGTAATGCCTCTTTTTTTGCTGTTATTCATATATCTTTCAAATCCAGGAATGGTGCAACTAAGCGCTCTTCCGGCTTCTGAAACAGTGCGAATAAGTCGGTAATGAGATTTACCAAAAATTTTACCGAGCGAACCTCCGAGTTCAATTCGAGTCATTAATTCTTGCATATTTACTCCATAAAAAATCGCCTTTCGGCGATTTAATATTACTTATATTGGCTATTTTTCGCGCCACATCCTGTACTGCCCCCATATACCTTGTTCCGCTATATATTCTTGGTCTTGTCCATCCCCAATAATATCTAACGTTTTACGCATACCCATAGACATTACATTGCAATCGTTACTTACTTTTAATTTATGAGGCCCGTTATTAAGATAAGCTGTAACAAATTGGTTTTGACGCAATAACGCTACCTCTTTGTCGTCAATTGATACTAGGAACTTACAAAGTCCCCCGCTGCCACCACCAATGAATTGTTTGTTTCTTGTTACAGTAACTTTAGTTTGAGCAACGCCAGTTTTAGGAGTGACTAATTCTGGGGCCAATATTTTTTCTGCAGGTCCATGAGGCCGAGCACAACCCGCAAGAATTAAAACTGCAAATACCACAAACAACTTCTTCATATCCCTATCCCATAAGTTAAGTTCGGAGTAATCCTAATTCCTAACTTACGCAATTGGAAGCTAGAAAACTCTCTTGCTGAATTGATAAAAATCTCTGTGCCTTACAATTTTCATAGTTCGTTCCTGCCAGTATCCGCCGTAAGGAACTCGATTACTGAGCATGCCGTACATGTGGTGCAGTAGCATGTTGCCTTCGAGCAGGATCCCCGCATGATTCCACTTATTGGACTGAACCTGCATGATCACCATATCACCTGGCACTGGTGGCCCGCTGAATTCGCGAAACCCGCATTCATACCAGCAATCCTGATAGAAATTATCCGGGTACTCATCTTCCCACCACGGATAATCGACGCGGTAATCGGTCAGCTCAATGCCGTGCATCTGCCGGTAATAGCTCATCACAAGCCCCCAACAATCGGTGTGCCCGAGCACAAACGGTCGCTCGAGCAAGGACAATTCACCGCGTGGCTGAATGGTACGAAAATCCCCATCCGGCCAGCTCACGATGTGCCAGGGTAATTCTGTTGCGTCGCACTGCGCCTTATCCAGTTCGCTGGGCTGAGTCGTTGCATCTGGGTGACTGTGAACGATGGAAATAACCGTTCCCCAGTCTTCGGCGTCAGCATAACCCACGGGATCGAGGTGAAAATCTTCGGTGGGATTGGCTGCCAGATTGGCACAGGGAAAATAACGTTCAACCCGGCTTTTCTGCGCTACCACGCCACAGCATTCGTGTGGGTAGCTCTGCCGGGCATGTTCAAAAATTGCCTGCAGGGTTTTATCACGCATAATCAGCTCTTAATCAGAGAGGTGCCCGGGAAGCCGCCGAACGGTAATTCGTTGTTTGCTCCAAAGCGAAGCTTGCACCCCGTGTTCAGCGTACCGTTGCACACGTCGAGCGAGGGATCGCTAACCGGATTACCGTGCTTATCGAAATAGTTGGTACCGGCGTAATCGCAGCCATCCCCTGATCGGTATTTGCCGCGGATGCACCAGGTGCAGAGAGAATGAAGCTGCCGCGTCGGGATCATCAATCCCTGCAAATCCATCGGGCTGCTCAGCGTGAACTCAACAGAAATGTTGGTTTCCATGCTCTTGCTGTCGATGTAGAAAACCTGCAACTTTTCCTGCGTGGCGTCCGCCGTGGCATTCCCGCCAGCAAAGTTTCGGGCGTCGAGGTATTGCGCCAGCGTATCGTGAATCGTCACCACAGCCTGAAGCATGTCATCGTAAGCCAGACACAACGCGGTAATCGACCCGTCAAGATTCGCCACAGTCAGTTTCGGCTGTGCGCCGCTGCCGCTGGTTGAAGCCTCAATACCTTCAATCTGAACCGGCCACGCTGAATATTCGTTACCCTGCCACCAGATGGATTTCGCAGGCAGTTTCGATTCATTGCCACCGGCGGCGGCGATTTCGGTCTCGGTGTAGGCCAGATTGTAATTGTGAAATCTGAGGACCTCACCGGTGCCAAAAGCGGTACCGTCCACCTCAAAAAGCCGGACAGTGTTTCCCGGCTCGAGTTTTTGATAATCACTGTTTAATGACATTATCCCCCCGTCGCAGAATAGGCCTGCTCGAACGTTGCTGTGATGGTTGCCTGCAACTTTCCGTTTGGTTGCATACGAATAGAATCAGCGGCTACCCGATATAACCCTTTCTCACCGTGTGGCGGTGTCCAGATAAAGGCCTTGCTGCAATGGTTGCGGCAAAAATCTCTGATGGCGAGTGAGGTCACGAGCGGGCCGCGATAGGAATAGGGAAATTTAATCATTTCCGAATTAATACCCTCCTCAGAAATCTGAGCATAGCCATCCCCAAACTGAGCCTTTCTCACCGTCCGGTTATATTCAGTCGAAGGTTGGCTGGCGACCTGGGTGGGCCACGTGAAAATGTCGATTGCCATGGGATACCTATAAAGGGGTTATCGGGTTTTCATTGCATTGAAGAGTTGGCCACCGGGGCGCAAAGCATTGGTGATATTTTTCTGACAAAACTGATCCAGCATATTCATCATCGCCTTACTCATCTCATCGTTACTGCCAGAGGTTTTAGCGTTTGCAGTACCCTCGTTTTGAAGGATGATGGTGTTATGAAATACAGGACTTCCGGCGCTCATATTCCCTGCAGCGCCAACTGGCGTCTGTCCGCCGCCCACATATCCCCCCGTCGCATAGCCCCGCATCATACGATAGAGATTTGCAACGCCCAGACGGCTGGTCGCCTCCTTGGTGAATACAAACTCCCCGCCGTGAACAATGCCTTTGGGTTCATACTTTCCGCCGTGCCCGGTGTAGCCCCCCGCGTCATATTCGCGGATGTAACCACCGTTATAAGCAAGCTGCAGGTTACTATAGCTGCCGCCGGTGATTGCCGTCCCTGCATTACCGCCACCAGAAACGCTTCCCGTTACCCATCCCATGGCTGACTGAATCGCGTAGGCCACCAGCAGACGGTCGATCACATTAACAATCATTTTAAGAATGGATGAGGTGAAGTCTTTGAAACTGGCCTTGCCGGTAGTGACCAGACTATTCAACTGGTCTGTAAGCCCGTTAAACCCGGACTGAGCCACCTGCTGCACGGACGTAAAAACATCTGTTGCAGATTCAGCGTATTCCGCCCAGCCCTGTTTCGCACCCGCGACCCAGTTTGACCGCAGGGCGTCTTCTGCATCATACGTTTTCTGTTGCTCCTGCAGGACGCGCTGCTGGGCAGAGGGGTTAAACGCATAGCTTTCCTGCAGACGCTGCAGGGTGGCGGCCCGATCTGCCTGACGCGAGGATACGCCCTCTGCCTGGGCATCCAGAGCGGCGCGTTTTGCCGACTGCTGCTGGGCAAATTTGTCCGCCTGGTCGGAAAGTGTATTCAGCCTTTGCTGGGCAACGACCTTATCGCCCAGCACAGCCAGTTGCCGTTTGTACTCAAGCGTTTCATCCTTATGCGCCAGCAGGGATTTTTCCTGTGCAGATAACTGCCGGCTGCTGGCTGCCTGCTCAAGGACGGCGTACTGATTTTCGGTTTGCCACAAATCTTTGCGCTGCTGGCTGATAACATCGTTAACGCTGGTATGCTGCTGCAGCACCTTAAGCTGTGCCTGCAGACTCAGTAAGTCCCCCTGCGCGCTGTCTTCTGCCCGGTCTCCCGCAGAAGTGGTGATCCGCTGTTTTTTGGGCTCCTGCCGTTTCTTTGCCTGCTCGACTTCTTTCTCACGCAGGGCAATGAGTTTTTGCGCATTCGCGATAGCGGTCGCATCCCCCGAAAAGGCAATTTTCCGTGACTGTTCCCGCGCCTCTTTAAGTTTAGCTTCAGCACCTGCAACAGCATCCGTGGCCAGATATTCCTTATTTATCCACTCCACGGATTTCTGTGTTGCCAGGTTCCCGTCTGTCGTGGCTTTTGTGAGGTCCCCCCTTAACTGCTTCGCCTGCTCAAGAACGCCAACGATGGGATCAATAGCACCCCCCAATGCCACGCTTTGCTTGCCTAAATTCACCCCCGAATAATAATTTCTGACCGCCTCTTCCGCGTCCGTCCACGCATCAGGAATACCGAGAACCTTAAGCCGGTGCGCTTCGATCTGGGTGTTGAGGTTGGTAAAATCAGATGAGCCTTTGTATTCACTGCCCTTGGCTTTGGCATACAGATAGCTGAAGCCGACCGCAATCATTTTCCGCGTGGCTTCGTCAGCACCATCTTTTGTGGTGATGAAGAGATCGGCAACGCTTTTAATCGACGCGCCAGAAGAATCGGCAATAGCCCGGATATTTTGCGCCAGCTTTTCCGATGCACTACCACTTAAACCCAAGGACTCCTGAATAATCTTGCTGGCTTCGGCAATCTCCTGCTGACTTTTATAAACCGCCAGGCCAAGGCTGCCAAAAACGGCAGCAGCGACGCCAATAGCCGCATTGAGCGGCGTAATGTATGTCAGCAGTATTTTGGCAACGTTCCCGAC